GTTTCTGACTTGAACAGGGAACTCTGGAATTCTGGTGGCGAAGGTTCTCCACAGAGAGCACAAGCACGTAACCAGAAGCGTAAGTTAAACTATTACAGCAACATCTACGTTGTCAAGGATAGTGCAAACCCTGAGAACGAGGGCAAAGTATTCCTCTACCGCTATGGTAAGAAGATCTTTGATAAGATCATGGAATCAATGCAACCAGCATTTGAGGATGAGACACCAGTAAACCCATTCGATCTATGGAAGGGTGCTGACTTCAAACTCAAGATTACTAAGGTAGCAGGTTTCTGGAACTACGACAAGTCTGAGTTCGATGCTCCTGCCGTACTAGGAGATCTTAGTGATAAGGAACTAGAGGGTATTTGGCAACAAGAACACTCATTATCTGCATATACTGCTGATGATCAATTCAAATCTTATGAAGAACTCAAGGAACGTCTTGACAGAACTCTTAAGTCAACTTACCGTCCCGATCCAGAGACGGTTGATGAGGAAGCAACTCCCGAACCTGTGGTCAGTAGAACTCCTACCGCACCCTCAAACGGGGAAGATGATACCTTATCTTACTTCGCTAAATTAGCATCTGAAGACTAAATGAAAGTCTGTATTGTTGGTGGTGGGTCATCTGGATGGATGACCGCCACCACTTTTTGTCGCAAATTAGATTATGATATTACTCTCGTCGAAAGTCCAGACGTTCCGATTTCTGGTGTCGGCGAAAGTACTTTACATCAATTCCAACGTTGGATAGATTTCGTTGGGATAAGAGAGGATGAAGATGACTTCATCAGGGAGACAGGTGGCACTATCAAACATGCCATTATGTTTACCAATTTTCTGGAAAAAAATTCTGGGTCATTTTTTTACCCCTTTGGTTTATCACCAAAAGATCCATCATCATGGTGGAGTGAAGCATTACGTACTGGTCTAGATCATAATGATTATGCCACTAGTATCAACCATATTGCCACGATCGCTGCAGAAGGTAAGGTTGATCCTAATTCAGATTATGCATATCATTTTGATGCTGTTAAATATGGTCAGTTTTTAAAGAACAGATATTGTCAGAAAGTAAAACATATTAGTGCTAACGTAGTTAACTATGTTACCACAGATGAGGTTAATATTCATAGTATTGTACTTGATGATGGATCAGAGATTGAAGCAGATCTATTCATTGATTGTACTGGTTTTAAATCGTTACTACTAGGTGAGTGGTTAGAAGAGAAGTTTCACCCCTATGATTTCATACCTAATGATACTGCTATAACTGCAAGACTACCTTACTATGATAAGGAAAAAGAAATGGTAGCATACACTGAGTGTACTGCTATGGATAATGGGTGGACATGGAAGATACCTCTATGGGATTATTGGGGAACTGGATATGTATACTCTTCAAAGTATGTTAGTCATGAAGATGCAGCATTAGAATTTAAAAATCATTATGGAATAGAACCACAAAAGTTCGTTCCTATGAAGATAGGAAGATATGAAAACACATGGGTCAATAACGTAGTTGCTATTGGTCTGAGTGCAGGTTTTATTGAACCATTAGAATCAAATGGTCTCCTTAATGTGCATGATAATCTGATTAAACTTGCTAAGACATTAAGACGTGGACCTGCATCAACATTACTGAAACAGATGTATAATGCAGACGTTAGACGTGAGATGGATCAAACTGCAGATTTCATTGCAATACATTATGCCTTCTCACAAAGAAATCATACTCAGTATTGGCGAGATGCTATCAATAGAGAGTATGATTTAGATCGTATTGGATACTATGGTATGCGTGCTTTTAGTAGTGAGTTATATGAACAGTCTAGATATACACACCCCGAAGGTGGATTTCATTACATTGCGTCAGGGATGAACATATGCCCATTGACAGAACCAGTATGTGATTATACTAGTGACGTTGAGAAGTGGAAAGATGCAATAAAGCAACTACCTACGCCATACTTATATCTGCAGGAGAAATACCAAGCTCTACAGCATTACTACGTCTAAGTCTTCTGTAGTAATTTTCAACAAAATCCTCAACGAATTCTGGTTTAACTAACTGAATTCGTTCTTTTTTGCTATTGACTTCTTCTTCAAATTGATAGAAGGTACGTGGAAATACTGGATTAGCAGTAACGATATTAGATCCGTTATAATATACTACTTGGAATGTTGATGGAACTATCTTACCTGCAGGTACAATAATACTATTACCCATCTTAACTTCACGAGTAACATAGTCCTTAATTCCTGATGGATTTGTATACTTACTAGAACAATACTCTTGCAACTGTGAAGATGACTTTGGCCATTGCTCGTGGTAATTAGTAATATCATTTATCACTAATATTACCCAGTTATAAAATGGGTTCTTATACATTTTAAAAGCAATATCCTCTGGTCTTTCACCATTCGGTACGATATACTCATCAAACATTGTAACTGACGCACTGAACTCAGGTAGTAATGAAGCACGTCTCCATATATTTTTAGTTACTAAAAACTGAGGATCAACAGCTGATGATCCAAAATTGTATAGTAAGTCGGGTAGTCCTCTTAACATTAGTATCCGATGTCTGGGTGATTGGCCATGTTGGATGATCTAACAAAACCTTTGTCTAGTTTGTTATTAACTCTAGTTCTTGCACCTTCCATATCCATTCTGGTAAGAGCAGTTGTCTCATTAAAGGTAAGTTCAACAGTAACAAGAGGAATAGAACCATCAAAGATAGTATTGATCGCACTCATTGGTGTGGTGTTCACTGACAAGTTTGTCAATGCACATATCTTTGTCTTTGGCATCATGGGATGTTGTATTGGTTCATCCGCACACTCTAATTTCGTCGTTCCATCAAAATTAACTGTTTCATCTACGGGCATGAACATGGGTTCTAGTACAAATACATCTGGGAAGGTAAGCATAACTGCAGAACCTTTACCATTTGATGAACTAGGATGCATACCACGTTTAAACCATTCAATAATTGTTTGTATTTGTTGTGATTCCTTAGGATTACGTGCAGCAAAGGTGAAAGTAAAATTAAATTCCCTCATGCTCATTTTCGAGAACATCTGTATAGCATTTTCATTCGGTGCCATACCACCAAGACCTGCAATGTTAGTAGGGGTTAATGCGTCACCAACACTAAACGGGTTGGTTGCCATCTGTGCACCTTTTGCCATGTTAGCAGCATATTCATCCATATTAACGCCAGGTATTTTACCTGCTTTACCTGCCACTTTTGTCAAGTTACTCATAGCGGTTGTGAAACCTGCACCTACACCTGCTCCAAGTGTACCTAATGCAGCATACTTAGCAGCACTATCTGCCATGAGTGCCATAGTACCCATCTTAAATGTGTTACCCCAGTCAGCACCATATTTGTATTGAAATTCTTCTGGTAATGCTACGAATAGATCTGATGCTGCTAGACCTCTACGTCTTTCGTTCATTACTTCGTCTTTCTCATTCCTCAATGCGTTCCATGTGGTAGTCTCTCCATTGGGGAGGGTTATCTCTTTATCACCACCTGGTACTTCTTTTTCACCTTTAGAACTGAATACGTTAAGTGGATCCCACCACTTCTTACTTGTTATCTCTCCTGACTCATTAATTTCATTCTGCATCCTATTATAATCATAGTCTGCATTAAATTCTGCACCATTGTATACCGTTGATGCTGTCTTAGTAGCAAGATTCACTGTATTTTTCATCACAGCACTTCTCGAAAACGCACCAAGTGCATCATTTGAGTTCTTGGCAACCTTTTCAAGTGCTTCTTGATATTCGTATCTAGTTATCTTTAAGAATGATGCATAAGGAACTTGAGAGATACCCATTGGGTATTCAAGTATTGTATCATCATTGTCCAGATTGAAAGCATCATTTTGTGCTTTGTTATTGTTGCCGAACATTATCTATTGTGATGTAATTTTTCCACGGGAAATTGACTTAGGACAGGGACATCCAAATCATCAACTTCAAAGAATAACCCGTCTGCCTTCTTTGGAATATAATAACGTAAAATAGATTGTGGAAATCTGTTGTTATTTATAGCACCAAGTCGAGCTTTTGCGTTCAAGTGATGTATATTCGCTCCTAAAAGGTTACCTTTATTGAATTCCATCACCTGTATTAGAGGATATTCATCCCAAACTTTCAATTGATCTTTAAATTTTGGGTCATATTCAAACAGATACCATTTACCTATTGATGGGTTATCTGTTGCATTATCATATAACGAGAGAAATATATCTTGTCTTATTTTAGTCTTTGATAGTTTTTTGCCTTTTATTGAGGCTACATACTCACTAAATTTCGAGTTCGAGTTCTGTGATGAGTTTGAACTTCCAGAGTCTGTCTCTGCAGTAGCGTTCTGCTGACTTCCACTTTGCTGTGTTTGTGGCATAGGTCATTACCTCCGATAAGTACGCTTTTTGGTTTTTGCGTTGTAAAGGTTTCTTCGGAAGTTCTGTTTGCTTCTTCGGTTTAACCTCTACGAGGTAAGATTGGGTCTTTCCATTTGCTTCCTTCACCTTCATATAGAAGTCAGGGAAGTACCGCCTAATCTTTTTTTGTACAGGATCTTTGTACGGGATTACTATTTCTTCAGATGACCATTCGATTACATTAGGGTTCTTATCACAGTATTGCATAAACTTTCGTTCCCAAAGAGAACGATATATTACAGAGGTGGGGTCACCTTTGTACTTACGATAGTTTTTTACTCTATATTTTCCTTTGTATGACATGATAAATAAAGATGGTCACACCATATTCAGTATTTATAAATGAGTAACGGTCTTTCTATAGGCGATTTTACGTCCAGGATCCTGAAGAAATCTGGAGGGATCTCTGCGTCCAATTTATATGCTTTTAAAATTAAGAGTTCTGATTATCAAGAGGGATATAGTCTCGAAAAGCATTTTGCTGATAACTTGCAAGTCTCTACTGGAATTGAAAAAGCGAAACTTGAAGACTATCAATTGAATATGTTGTGCAATGAAATACAGATACCAGGTGTTACCATGTCTGCTGCCGATTATAAAATGGGCAAGAAAGGTATCATACAAAAGATGGCATCTGCTAAAGTGTACAATGAACTTGACGTGAGTTTTTTCTGTGATGCAGACTCGCTACCCTTTAAATTCTTTAGGTGTTGGCAAGATTACATCATAGCTCCTATTGAACAACCAAAGGAGTTTTACACTAAAAGACATACTATGTCCCAACATGTTCATAAAGTATATGCACAAAGATATTATGACCAATATACTTGTGATATAACTATTGTAAAGTTGGAAAAGTATGGCGTACCCGAAGTAGAGAAGGGTGAGACTAAAATAGATCATAATGTAGGATTTATGTGTGACCTTGTTAACGCATATCCATATACAGTATCATCTATTCCATACTCAGCAGGACCAGCAAACCTTGTAAAAGTTACTGTTGGATTCTACTATGAGTACAGTCATCTAAATATGGGAGTTACGCCGAAGAAACGACCACCAACTGGTCCTACTGGATAGAAAATTATGCCATTACCTGAAATTGTTACGCCAACGTATACGTTGACGGTGCCTTCTACTAAAAAGAAACTGAAGTACAGACCATTCCTTGTTAAAGAACAAAAGACTTTAATCCTTGCATTAGAGCAAAAAGATTCTGAGCAGACGTTAGAAGCAATAAAAAATGTATTGAATAGTTGCATTATCAGCAAGGTTAATCTTGATGATATGGCATTGTTTGACATAGAGTATATCTTCCTTCAAGTTCGTGCTAAGTCAATCAGTGAAGAGATTGAAATGAAAGTCACTTGCCCTGATGACAATGAGACTGAGGTGAATGTAACATTTTTAGTTGATGATGTCAAGGTGCATTTTCCTAAGGGACATACAAATATATTCAAGATAAGTGATGAGATCACTGTTGAGATGAAGTATCCAGACATGGAATATTTTGCTACTATCACATTCTCACAAGACACGGTAGATCCATATGAATTAGTGGGTAAGTGTATCAAGAGAGTATATGTGGGTGAAGAACCAACAGGATCATTCACTCCAGAGGAAGCAAGAGAATGGATAGAAACTCTAACTAACTCTCAGTTTGCAATGATACAGGAATTCTTTAACACTATGCCTACACTTCGTCATGTACTTAATGTCAGAAACCCTAAGACTAAGGTGGAACATGAAATAGTGATTGAAGGTCTAGCAGATTTTTTCGCATAGCCCTCTTTCATGAGGGCTTGATGAACTTTTACCAAACGAATTTTTCGTTAGTTCAACACCATAAATATAGCTTGACCGACATTGAAAACATGATTCCGTGGGAACGGGACGTGTATGTCAACCTCCTAGCTTCTCACTTACAGAAAGAGAGAGAAAGAATAGACGAGGAACGTAGAAGAAACAATCGCTGATGTCAACCAGAACACAGACCATAGAAGATTTAGCAGCAAAGCTTACGAAAGCAAGCGATAAATTTGCTTCGTCTTTTGAGAATACTATGGAGACTGAGGATGAACTATTCGATTTCCTTAGAGGTAGAGAAAGATGGTATGTTGGCACACA